CATCCCCTCTAAACCGGGCATGGGTCTGAGCTTATATGAGCAAGCTCAAAGCATCTGGTCTGAGCTTCAGACTAATCACTCGATGTGGCCCGCTGCAGAAGCGGACATATCGGGTTTTGATTGGTCTGTGCAAGACTGGGAACTTTGGGCCGACTTGTATATACGAACCCAGCTGAGTGACTTCGGACCGAAGATCCGTAGAGCGGCTATCTCTAGGTTCTATTGCTTCATGAACTCAGTGTTTCAGTTGTCGAATGGTGTCCTAATCGAGCAAGGTCTCCCTGGCTTGATGAAGTCTGGCAGTTATTGTACTTCTAGTACTAACTCTAGAATCCGCTGTTTGATGGCTGAGCTCATTGGAGCGCCATGGTGCATCGCCATGGGGGATGATTCTGTGGAAGGATATGTGGCAGGTGCCGTTGATCGGTATCAAGCCCTTGGACACACGTGTAAGGACTACATCCCCTGTCTGACCAATCCCGACGGTTCGTTAGGGAAAGTCAATTTCTGCAGTCATGAATTGTCCCAGAACTCATTCTGGTTGACTTCGTGGCCGAAGACTTTGTTCAAGTACCTCTCGACCCCACAACGAGATTTTCATGATCTTGAAGCGGAGTTGGGACTGGTTCCAGAATGGCCTAGAATCAGGAGTTGGGTCACCCGTGAAACACCGGGTGACAAAATCAATGGCCAGGAAACGGAGATCTTCAACCCCAGCATCTCGCGTAACGAGCGCGCTTGTCCAACCGACCGCTCGCGCTCGTCGCCGCACACGTTCTACGCGAAATGTGGGCAATTCCTCAGGGAATGGACTCTCGGTTGGCAAACCAGTGATGGCTCCCGTAGCAGCGGGAGTAATCCTTGGTAAGCCGAGTCCTACTCTGTGGTCCGCCGGAGATTTCACAGTTGTAAAGAACTGTGAGATCTCGGCGACGTTAACTGTTAGTTCCACTGTAGCGAGTGGATCTATACAGTTAATTCCAGGAGTCGTTGGGACATGGCTCGCTACCATTGCAGTTGGATTCAGTAAGTGGAGATGGAGGAAGCTCCGGATCTTCTATGTGCCCGTTTGTTCAACTGCCACTTCGGGATCTTTTCATATGGCGTTGCAATACGATAGTTTTGACACTGCCCCTACTACGGTCGCGGCGATCAGTGCCTGCAAAGGATACACGACTGCCCCCGTTTGGAGTGGATACCAAGCTGCTAGCGCGGTTTGCAGCCCTTCAAATGCGATCCCTTCCGGTTCTGTTTGCGTGGAGCTAGATGTGACCAGGCTGAGTAAGCCTTGGTATCCATTTATAACGAGCGCAAACCTCACAACAGTTGGTGAGACCCTCACGTCTGCACAAAACCAGTACAGTCCTGCTCGGTTAGTGTACGTGTCTGCTGATGGTCCGACCACTGCTGTCTCAGCCGGGAGGTTGTATGCCCAGTATGTGATTGATTTGATCGAACCGATTACACCATCTCTCAACGCATGACGAGCTTGAGTCGTTAAACAAGCGCCCTTCTGAGCTCCCACCTCAGTAGGAGATTTTACCCTTGGGGCCCTCTGTCCACCTCAACAAGCACTAAGTGTTTGCAAGGTGGTTATGGTAAAAAAAAA